ATGAAGTATTAGACAGTAAGTCTATTGCATTATCGGCAACAGAAAACGCTAGTAATCAGATACCTTATCTTGGTTTACAGTGGTTTCCTGAAAGAAAGAAGCAGGGACTTGATTTAAGTTGGATTAAAACACATAAAGGACTTCCAGTATCACTTGCACCATCCAACTTTGACACAATTCCAACTCTTAGAGCTAGAGGCGGATTAAGCAAGGAAAAAACGCAAATGGCATTTTTCCGTGAGGGAATGACAGTAGGCGAAGAGGAAATGCTTGAAATTGAGCGTATTCAGTCTGCTGACGACCCATACCTTGCAAGTGCTTTATCAAGTGTGTATGACGATACAAATAACCTTGTAAGAGGTGCAGAAGTTGTACCAGAAAGAATGAGAATGTCACTTCTTGCAACAAATGCAGGACACCCCGTAATTGCTATCGTGAGTGATGGCGTTCAGTATGCCTATGATTATGACAAAGACGGCTCATACGCAAAAGACCATTATGTAAAGCTGTCCGGCACAAGCATGTGGAGCGATACAGCTAATTCAAAGCCACTTACAGACCTTAACAATGGAAGAAAGGAATTAAAGAAAAAGGGCAAGATTGCTAAATATGCACTTATGAACAGCAATACATTCCAGTATTTGCTTGATAATGAGCAGATAAGAAACTCAATCCTTGCACAGAACCTTACAGCAACTATTGAGGTTGACGATGATACTGTTATTTCAGTAGTGCAGAAGAGAGCAAAGCTCACTACCGTGCTTTACGATAAGATGTACATTGATGATGATGGCAAAGAGCAGTATTTCTACCCGGATAACAAGGTTACACTTCTTCCGGAAGGCAGCCTTGGCAGCACTTGGTTTGGCACTACGCCGGAAGAAAGAACTGCAAGACAGGTACCTAATGTTGATGTTACAACATATGGCGTAGGTATCACAGTTGCTACAAAGACAGAGTATGGACCACCTATGAAGATGTCAACATTTGCATCCGAGGTTGTACTTCCATCGTATGAAAATATGGATAGCACATTTGTATACGAGGTTCATAGCGAAGAGTAGGGGGTGCAACTATGAAATATCCATATATAGTGATTCATAATGGTAAATGGTATAACGCAGGAGAAGAGGTGCCGGAGAGTAATTCTCCGGTATCTTCCGTTGGGTATACAAAGACCGAAATTAACAGAATGAGTACCGCAGACTTGCAAAAACTTGCCGCAGAGCAAGGGATTGAAAATGCACAAGCAACAAGCGGTGCGGAACTGAAAGAAATTCTGATTGCAAAATTTAATCTGTAGGAGATAAGCCTATGTCATACACGTTACTTGAACAAGTCAAGATTCGGCTTAAACAATTTCATATTGAAGAGACCGAGGATAGCGATACCGGCACCAAGGCTGACAAAGTTGTGTTTGACAAAAAGGAAGATAACCCACTGATTGAGCAACTTTTGGAGCAGGCAAAAAACGAGATTATCGAGAAACGGAATTATCCAGAGACGTACACGCAAGACCAGATTGATCGTGATGTTCAGAAGTTTGAAAACGTTATGGTCAATTTGGCAGTGTACGACCGCTCACAAGCCGGCGAAGCTTACATGGCAAGTTTCTCCGAAAACGGTGTGAGCCGGACATGGAAAGACCGTGAAAGCCTTTTTGTTGGAGTGTTTCCGTTTGTAAAAGCAATGTAATTAAAGAAGATTGTGCGTTAGCATTTTGCTGATGTCAGCAATATGTTAGCAGGCGGCACACATTAAGCGGTGGTGGGCAGTGCGCCAAAAGGAGATTCAAATGAAAAGTATTTTGATTCAAACTTATCTTGTGGCACTTCCGATAGTGCTTGGATATATAGTTTGGCTTCTTAAACAGCAAAAGAAAAGTAGGGATGCAAACAGTAAAGGAACAATGCTCCTTTTGCGCGTCCAACTTATTGAATACCATGCAAAGTACACTAGAATCGGAGAAATACCGTCATATGCTTATCAGAACTTCTGTGAGATGTATGATGCGTACCATGCGTTAGGTGGAAATGGCATGGTTACGAAAATGAAACATGAGATTGAAGAGATTCATATAGGGAAAGGAGATAAAAGCCATGAGGAATTGGAAGGATTGGACTAAGAAAGCCGGAATCCGAGCAATCAAGACTGTTGCACAAGCGGCGATTGCCGGAATTGGAACGGCGGCATTTATGGGCGCGGTGGATTGGAAATATGTTCTTTCTGCATCAGTCCTTGCCGGAGTGTTATCGCTTCTGACAAGTGTTGCCGGAATCCCGGAGGAAAACACCAATGCTTGACATTAACAAGCAGGAAATGAAGTATTCTCAATCCGGTCAGAGGGTATTCATCCCACAAACTGACGAAAATGGAGATATTGTCTATGAAGGGTACAAGGATTCCGATGGAAACTTTGTACCTTATTTAGATTCCGAAGGCAACAAGATTCCAAAAGGCGAGGAAGTTGAAGGGTTTTCAGAACCTACGACATTCCGAGCCAATATCAGCAATAAGTTGTCAGAAGCCCTTGTGAAAGAATTTGGAATTGATGATAGCACATCATACTGTCAGCTTGTTACGGATAAAGGATATTTGCCACTGAAAGCCGGCGATGTAGTGTGGAAACGTTCGGAAGTAAAGCGCACTGATGATGGATTAGTGGATTCAGAAACCGCAGATTACATCGTAAAAGGCGTTGCAGACGAAGGACTGACCACAGATTTATTTTTGCTTCGGAAGAATATTAAGTAGGTGATTGCGTGGCAAAGAAAACTATTTCAATGACACTATCCACTAAGTCCATACAAGCCGCCATAAAGGAATTAGAAAAGTACCGCGATAGTTTACAGGCTAAATGCGATTTACTTGTTTCTAGGCTTGCACAGGAAGGTCAGACGGTGGCAATAAAACAAATATCGGAATCTCCAATAGGGAACACGATAACGGTAAGGGTAGATAAAGCACCACAGTTAATGACCTCAAATGCGATTCTGATTGCGACCGGAAAAACGGTAAAATCAGAAGATAGGGAACCGTTCTATACTTTATTGGCGGTAGAGTTTGGAGCCGGTATTTTTTATAACTCCAAAGAGAATCCGAAAGCACCGGAACTTGGATTCGGTGTCGGAACATATCCGGGGCAAATACACGCTTTTGAAGATGGTTGGTACTATTGGGACGATAAGACCGAAACATGGCGTTATACCCACGGTATCAAAGCCACAATGCCTATGTATAATGCGGAACAACAGATTATTCAACAGTATGTAAAGATTGCAAGGGAGGTATTCGGTGGAAAATGAGTTAAATAGTTGGGCGCTTGATTTTGAAGATACCTTATGTTCCCTTTTGAAATCGTACATGGAAAGCAAGGTAAAAGGAATTAAAGTGACGCAAGATGAAGAATCGGGCGGCACCGCAACATTTCCTACGCTTTTAGTCAGACAAATCGGTGTGACAGAAGCCGGACGAACTAATGAAGCAAAGACAATCAATGCAATTCGCCCAACATTTCAGATCACAATTACAAACAAAGGTTCAAGAAAAGCAACTAAGGACATCGCAGCATATGCGGTGTCTTTTTTTAAACAACAAATGTTTGAGGTATCAAATGTAATCTCAACAATTTCCAAGCAAGTGCGAACGGTTACATTCCGCGCAACTCGCGTAATTGGAAACGTTGAGCATTTAGATCAGCTATAAGCAGAAAGGAAGTAGAAAATATGGCATCAACAAGCTATAGAACACGTGTCATTGTAAAAGAGCACACGGAAAAACAGGCTGACTTTGCAGGAACATATAATCTTTTGGTTGCGGCTAAGTCAGTTCCAAGCCCTGCATCACCACCAAACACGGTAGAGTCAACAACGATGGAAGATGACCAACAGACTTTTGAAAAAGGAATTAAGACTTCTGATTCAAGAGAAATCACAGGAAACCTTGAAAAAGAATATCTTTCAAAGGTGGATGGATATGGAGATAAAAAACTTGATATTATTCATCTGTACGGAACGGACGGTATTGGCGGTGTGGCGAAGTACGCATATGTAGGAACTGCAACAGCCACACCTAACGATGTAGGTGGAAATGATGAAATTCTTGAAATGACGGTAACGGTTATTCCAAGTACAGCATCAGAACTTGTTACCGACAAGCTGAAAGTCGTTGATAACAACGATGGAACATTCACTGTAACAGTGGTGGGGTAAAAAGCCTATTGGACGAGCAATCGACCGCACCGGTAGGCGAGGATGAACGGTCGATAGCAGAACTTGAAGCAATAAGATAAACAATGGGGCGGTGGCAACACTGCCCCTTGCCAATATAGGGCAGAAAGGCAAGGTAAAACATGAAAGTTAAATTAGGTGGAAAAGAATATACAATTCAGTTTGCAACAAGACCATCGTTAAAATCACATATCTTACAGGATATTATGAAGACGCAGGACATGGAAGATATTTCCTCTATGGAAGATATTCTTCTTGAAACACTTCCTAAGACGCTTCTTGTGGGATTGCAGATGCATCACAATGAGGAATTTGGATATGATTACAAAACAAACAAGGGCTACGATGAGCAGCTTGAGAAGGTGTCCGACATTCTCTATGATGCGATTGATACAAACGAGATTAACTGCATGGATTTATTCGCTGATATGCAGGAGGAAATGATGACAAACGGTTTTTTAGCACAGATGATGGAGTCGATAGAGAAAGCGCAGGAGCAGGAGAAGGAGCAGGAGAAGAAAAAGACCCCATCCAAGGCAAAGACCAAGAATTAACATGGGAATATTACGTTGCGGAAATCCGTCCGTTTTACCTTGTGGTAACGAAAGGCTACGGATTCTCCGTTGATGATATAGATATGATGAACCCAGAGTTGCTTAAGCCTTATGTGGATGCATATAAGACAGAATGGAAGCAACGCGACATGGAAATGTATATGTGGTTCGGCAGATATGCAACGTCAGCACTTGTGACCGCAATAGACGCTACATTCGGTAAGGGTAATAGTAAGTACGTGAAAGAAACTTGCTATGATTCCATCGAAAAGCATAATACGGACGATCCCGATGCTGAGATACGAGAAATGCTTAAGGTGGAAGAAGCATGGGCGGCTGAATCAAGGAAATCACATTTACCAAAGCCAAAGATAGTTTAAGAAAAGAGGTATTACCATGGCAGTAATTATCGGAAGTGCGCGACACGATGAACACGGAAACTGCTATTCTGGCGGAAAAGCCGGAGACCAGACCGGACAGGAAGTGTCTACGCAGAAGTTTTACAACCATTCTAAGGGATGGAATGTGTTAAGAGCAAAGGATAATAAGGTTGCGGAGAAGTTAGCTGAAGCTATGAAGATTGCGTGTGGCAACAAAAACATCGGCTATGACCAATCGGAACGCTACGGAGTCATTAAACATGGCATTAGCGCAAAGGTTAAGACGGAATGCGATTGCTCTTCTCTTGTACGCGCTTGTATTATCCATGCATTCGGGAAGGATGTAGGAGATTTCAATACTGCAAACGAAAGAATCATTCTTTTGAAATCCGGCTTGTTTACCGATGCTGGTTCTTACCGAATCGGAGAACTGCTTTACAACGGGGACATTCTTGTGACGCGTACAAAAGGTCACACTGCAATCGTTGTAAGTGGAGCAAAGAAAAATGCAAGCAAGTATTATTCGATGTATACCGGAAAATCTGGATCAATCGTTGAAGCATTAAAAGCGGTTGGGGAAGATGATGTGTCAAAAGAACATCGCGCGGAAATCGCAAAAAAGAACGGATTTTCCAATTTTAAGTTTACATCAGAGGAAAATTCAAAAATGATTTCTCTTCTGAAAAAGGGAAAACTGAAAAAGTAATTCAAGGGCGGTAGGGGTCAAATCCTACCGTCTTTTTAACCGGCTATCAATGTGGAAGATAGCCGCTAACCTAAAAAAGTTATAGGAAGTTGGTGGATAAATGGAATTAGAGTCTCTTGAAATAAAAATTCAAGCACAGGCACAACAGGCAAGCGGCCAGATAGATGCGCTTGTGACAAGACTTGGGAGATTATCTTCCGCGCTTTCTGGACTTAGTACCGGAAATCTGAATAGTCTTTCCACAGGGGTAAACCGACTTGCAGGGGCAATGACGGCAATGCGTGGAATTGACACACGGACTTTTTCTGCGGTTGCAAGAAATGTAAGCAAATTAGGCTCTATCAACAGCAAACAAATTAATGCCGCGGCTGGTTCTATGCGTCAGATTTCCAATGCATTAAAAGGGATTTCTGGAATGTCAGCATCTGTTAAGGGTCTGACCGATCTTGCATCTGCAATCAAACAGCTTGGTTACCAGAGTTCCACCAAAGCGATTGAAAATATCCCGAAACTTGCCACGGCAATGCGACAGCTTATGTCTGAACTGTCGAAAGCCCCTAGCGTAAGCCGGAATATTATTGACATGACAAATGCATTGGCAAAATTATCACGTACCGGTGGAGCGGCAGGAACAGCGGCAAAGAGTATAACAAGCTCATTTAGTGGATTTAGTTCAAGTGCATCCGCGGTAACAAAGAAGTCATTTTCTCTTGCGTCTGCAATCGGAAAAGTGTATGCAACGTATTGGGCTTTATCCCGAGGATTTAGGCTACTTGGAGATGCCATTGACATATCATCCTCACTGACAGAGGTTGAGAACGTTGTAAGGCAGACATTCGGGCAGTACGAAAGCCTAATTAACAATTTCGCAAAAACATCCATTGAAAAATTTGGTATGTCCGAATTGTCCGCGAAACAGTTTGCAAGCCGTTTCCAAGCAATGGGAACTGCCCTTGATATTCCGCAAGGGAAAATGGCAAAAATGTCTATCCGGTTGACAGAATTAGCCGGAGATATGGCTTCATTCTACGATGTAAGTCAAGAAGATATTGCCAAGAGTCTGCAATCTGTATTTTCCGGTACTACGGCACCTATGCGGCGTTATGGTATCGACTTGACGCAGGCAACGTTGAAAGAGTGGGCGTTAAAGCAAGGACTTGATGCAAACATTTCCTCAATGACGCAGGCTCAAAAAGCCATGTTGCGTTATCAGTATGTGCTTGCGCATACAACCAATATTACCGGAGATTTCGCACGTACAGCAGATACGTGGCATAACCAAATAACCATGCTTAAAGAGAATTTCAAAGCACTTGGAGCGGTCGTTGGTGGTGGTTTAATCAATGCATTTAAGCCATTTATCAAGGTGCTCAATGCAGTTCTGCAAAAGGTGATTTCTTTTGCGGAAATGGTAACAAATGCTTTAGGTTCAATCTTCGGATGGAAGTATGAAGCAAGCAAAGGGGCAGGAATCAGCGGTCTTGCTGATGATATTGGAAGTGCATCTGACGGCATGGACGATTTAAGCAATGCCGCAGGAAACGCAGGGAAAAACACGGGTGGTATCGCAAAGAATGCCAAGAAAGCAAAAAAGGAAATCCAACAGGCAACGCGTGCATTTGATGAATTAAAGGTTATTTCAAAACAAAGTAAAGACAAGGGCTCCGGTTCTGGGAATAAAGGTTCTGGTTCTGGATCTGGTTCAGGTGCTGGTGGTTCTGGTGGTGGAGATACCGGAAAACTGGTTCAGACCGACACTATCTTTAAGAAATTCAAAAGCAACATCAAAGACCTTGAAGAACTCGGAGAATCTATCAGAGCCGCCCTTGTAAAAGCCGTTGGTGGCATTGAATGGGATGAAATATATGCTAAAGCTTCTGGCTTCGGAACAGGACTCGCAGAGTTTCTAAATGGTTTGTTTTCAGAAGATAAAAAGGGAAATAGCGTATTTACTGCAACCGCTGATGTAATCGCAGGAGCTTTGAATACTGCAATATTCGCATCAAAGGGATTTACGGATAAATTTAAGTTTGAAACATTTGGCAAGAATGTTGCACATGGATTTAATCGTTTCTTTAAAAAGTTTAAATGGAAACAGTGTGCAGAAGCTATCAACGGATGGGTTGATGGATTTTGGAAGTTTGTTCACGGCTTCTTTGATGATTTGAGTTGGAAAGATATTTTTAATGGATTAAAAACATTCCTAACAAATTTAACACCAAAGAGTTTGGCTACAATTCTCATGTTTTCTGGTGGAAAACTTGCGCCTATAGTTTCATCTGCGCTTTGTTCTATACTAGGGTTTACAAGCGGAGGAAAAGGCGGAAAAGGTGGAAAGACTTTCAAACTCAACGGTCTTGGATTGGCGGCGTTTATTGCAACTATAGGTTTTCAATTGTCTGAAAAAAAGACAGATTTTACATCCTCTGTTGTAGAAGCATTGGCGGCTGGTGGAGCGGCATTTTATATGTCAGGCGGAAATCCGTATTTTGCGCTTGCCGGAGTAACGGTTTCGGTTGGAATTTCTCTTGGAAAGTTTTTTGTTGAAAAAAGTGATTCTATGAAGAAAGGAATTAAGAAACTTAAAACTAACATTGACACAATGTTGGGTAAAACAACAACTACTACTGGATTAGACGGAAAAAAGACAACGATCAAAACACCTTTGAGCCAATTAGGAAAAGGAAAGGTGAAAAAAAATGCATATTCTGGAACAAAAGAAATGCGGGATAACTATTCAAAGATTGTTGCAAATCGTGAAAAAAATTATGGAAAGGGAAAGGTTTCTGTTACGGCGGAAATTACATCCGCATCGGACAAACTGTCCGCAAAAAATAAAAAATTAAAAGGTTTTACCGCTGATTTAGAAAAGAATAAAGATAATATAGCGGCTAAAAATAAATCCTTAAAGAACTATACAGCTAACTTATCCAGCAATAAAGACGGGATTAAGCTGGGAGATAAATCTTTAAGCAATTATCTTGCAAATATATCCAAAAATAAGGACAAGATAAAGTCAAGTGATAAAACACTGGGAAATTACACGGCTAGTTTAACAGGAAACAAAGATAAAATACCTGACAAATACAAGAGGGTAAGCAATTACACCGCGGAGCTTATTGCAAATAAGGACAAGATTAAAAGAAGTGATAAGACATTAGATCACTTTACAGGCACTCTGACGAGGGTAACTGATAATATAAAGCCTGCAAACAAAAGACTTGGTGGATTCACTGCACTCATAACCTCTTTTGTGAACAGAATTAAAAATGCAGTATTAGACTTCACGGCTAGACTTACAGGAAAGAGTACAAAGAAAGCTGATGGCGGCGTATTTTCCGGTGGAAGTTGGAAACCGATTAAGAAATACGCAGTCGGTGGATTGCCAAACATGGGGCAGATGTTCGTTGCGAGAGAAGCGGGCCCGGAACTTGTCGGAACGCTTGGCGGTCATACAGCAGTAATGAATAACGACCAGATCGTGCAATCTGTATCAGACGGAGTATATCGAGCAGTGTTGGCGGCAATGAGAGGGCAGAAAACATCATCCGGAAGTCAGCCGGTACAGATTGTGCTTGACGGAAAAGTTATCTTTGACAGCACACGACAAAGTGCACAAGAGTATTTTAATCGTACCGGAATGTCACCATTCCCGGTGTAATCTAGTGACTTTTGCTCTTGTCTGTGGTACAATACATAAAAATCATAGACAAGGGTGCATTGTTCACCGGAAAGGGGTTACATATGAAAAGGTTTAAAAAATTTTTTACAGTAGCAGCATTATCGATTTCAATGCTGACAACAAGCGTAGCAACGCAGAACATTGTTGGGGTACAGGAAACTGTGCAGGCGGCAACTATCAAATTAAACAAGAAAGCCATTTCGCTTTATGTTGGGAAAACACAGAAATTGAAAGTTACCGGAACAAAAGCAAGAGTTAAATGGAGTTCAACCGAACCAAGCATTGCAAAGGTAGGTAAAAGCGGAATTGTTACGGCAGTATCATCCGGAACGGCAACGATCAATGCTAAAGTTGGAAAGAAAGTGATGTCTTGCAAAGTAAGTGTGAAAGAGAAAATCAACAGACTTGCATACGAAGATTCGAGCATTAAGGTTTACTTTACAGGGCTAAAGAAGGGAACATATCCGGACGAACTTATAGCTTGCTTGACAATCGAAAATATTACAGACAATAATATTACGGTTAATTCTGACACATCATCAGTAAATGATGTTATGGCAGAAGGAGTGTTATATCAAGATCTATCTCCACATAAAAAAGCCTATGTAACGTGGTGGACAATGGATGATAACATTGTGAGCTTGCCAATAAAGAATATTGACAACATACAACTATCCCTAGTTGTCTGGAATGAGGACTCGGAAGATTCCGACTACTACGTGACAGATTCTTTTGGATTACTGAAATGAGTTAAAGGATTTTTGGGAGGAATTTGATTATGAAACAAAGTGGATGGGGAATTGCATCTTTAGTGTGCGGAATAGCAGGCATTTTGTTAGCGTGTGTTGCGATAGGTGTAGTTCCTGCAATAATCGGTCTCGTATGCGCAATAATTGCACTTACGCAAAAATGGAAAGGGCATGGAACTGCAATTGCAGGTCTGGCTTGTTCAATAGTTGCGATAATTATTTTTATTTTTGCGGCACTTGTATTTGACGAAAGTGATTCAGACCAACCTAAAAAAGTTGAAAACAGTCGAGATGCGGAAGTATTGGACGATGAAACGGAAGAATCGACCGATTCATACGATGACTACTTCACATTAGGCGATTCGGTTGAGACTAATGACTTGATAATAACATTTTCATCTGCAAAATTAACATTGGACGATGTTGCGTATCAAAGTCCTGATGATGGAAATGCGTTTATGAAACTAGATTTCGAGTTTGAAAATATATCAGATGAAGATCAAGACATTTCTGGATATGATTTTTCTGCATACGCAGACGATTATGCTGTTGATTACATAGACAGCACATTTGACACAACGCTTAGTCCGGGTAAAAAAACTAAAGGTTCGATATATTTTGAAGTTCCTATGGACACGAAAGTTTTTGACACAGAATATAGCACAAGCTATTATGGAAATTCAAAAGTAAAATTTTCAATAGTGGCAGAAGAATAAAAGCATAAGCCGTGGAAACACGGCTTATTTTAATTCCAAAATCGGATTGACACAAAATCAAAAATAGTCTATCCTTATTACTAAGGAAACAACCTTATCCGTGAAGAAGCGGATTACTTACTCGAACGCCATACTGTACGAAAGAGGAAACCAATGTGATTTCACAAGCGGTTTCCTCTTTTTTATTCAGATAAAAATGTATGGAGGTAGACACGAATGAAAAAAACACAACTTATGCTTAAGATTCAAAACAGCATTGAGGTATTTGAAAATCCAATATTCGGACAGATCAGAATGGTCATGGTCGATGATGAACCGATGTTTTGCCTTATTGATGTTTGCAGGGCATTGGAACTGTCAAACAGCCGTATTGTTGCTGATAGACTAGACGAGGATGAACGACGTAAGTTAGACTTACCCCGTCAAGGAGAAACTTGGTTTGTTACTGAATCCGGCTTATATGCAGTTATTCTTCGGAGTGATAAACCGAATGCGAAGAAGTTTCGCAAGTGGGTAACATCAGAGATTCTTCCATCAATAAGAAAGCATGGTGCGTATGCAACCAAGGACACAATCGACAAGATTATAAGCAATCCAGATTATGGAATCATGCTTTTGCAAAATCTGAAAGAAGAAAGAGAGAAACGAGAGGAAGCCGAAAGAAGAAATGCGATTCTTAGCCATGTGAATAAGACATATACCATGACGGAAATCGCAAAGGAGTTAGGGCTTCGGAGCGCGAACGAATTGAACAAATGGCTTTCTGATATGCATATTCAGTACAAAGTAAACGGAACATGGGTTATGCATTCTGATTATAGTGATAAAGGCTATGAAGATATTAAGCAGGAAGTCCTTGACAGTGGAAGGGTTGTATATCACAGAAAAATCACACAGATCGGAAGAGAGTTTATCATAAACCTTTTCCAATCAAGAAAATACGCATAATAAGAACAATTAGCATCTACCAAACGGTAGGTGCTATTTTTATACCCATTTTTAGGAGGTAAACGATGGGATATGGCGGATATTTAGTAAAGTTTGGCAATTATACCATTCCGAACAGTTTAATAAAGCAGGGCACGTTTAGTTCCTATTTGAATATGCAGGACTTAGACCCTTGGACGGATGAAAACGGATATGAGCATCGTGATGCCGTGGAACTGAAAGCCCTAAAGGTCGAGTTTGAAACCAAAGCTATGCTGACTGAAAAGCAGTTTGATGATTTTTGGAAGAATATCGAAAAGAACTATACCAAGGCAAAAGAGCGTGGCGGTTATATCACGGCATACGTGCCGGAGAAACGCGGATATGTGACGCAGTACGGATATATCGCTGACATTCAGCCTACGTTCTATTCTGTGGCGAATGGGAAGATTAAGTATGACCCAATAAAATTTTCGTTTGTAGGTGGTGTATATGATAAATAGCAATTTAAAAGAAAAGTATTGGGATTCCGGCACAGACAAGCAGATGGTTATATCTGTTGTTGGAACAAATCAGAAAATAGACAATTCGATGCTCGAAGTCGGTACGTTTTCGCTTGAAGAAAGTCTTTGCTCGGAATCAGAGTTAAAGTTTGGTGCGTGTGAAGCAAACTGTGTAAAATTCACAGCACGAAACACCGCAGGAAGCATTAACGGTAGAACTATTTCCATTTCGGAAACAGTTGACGGAGATAGCGAAAATCCGATGCTATACGGAGTTTTTAAGGTTGCATCCGATGTTCCTACGGCTGACCGGACAAAACGACAGATTACGGCATATGACGCTATGTATGACATTATCAATTCCGATGTAAAGGCTTGGTATGCAGGACTTAGCTTTCCCATGACGCTTAAGCAGTTCAGAGATAGCTTCTTTGCATATCTCGGAATTGAACAGGCGGTAGCAACATTGCCTAACGATTCCATGACAGTCAATAAGACGATTGTAGCCACACAGACGGACGATTCAAGCGCGGTTACAGAAGAGTCCTCTATCAGTGGAAAAACGGTTGTAACGGCAATCTGTGAGATTAACGGATGCTTTGGTAATATCAACCGAGATGGCAAGTTTGAGTATGTCTTTCTGAAAGCAATCGCAAGCGCGCTTTATCCGGCAGAAGATTTGTTCCCGGCAGACAATTTATTTCCGTCTGATGCAAACACAGAGTCCATGACCGGACACTACATCACGTTTGATTACGAGGACTTTCAAAGCAAGGCAATTACGCAGCTTGAAATCAAGACAAGCAATGATAACGCCGGTGCTATTGTTGGAACTGCCGGAAACAACTATTCGATTACAGGAAACTTTCTTGTATCAGACAAGACCGGAGCGGAGCTGGAGCAGATTGCAAATAACCTATTGCCGATTATGAAACAGGCGGTATACACACCGATTAAAAGTTGCACTTGTGTCGGAAATCCATGTCTGACACTTGGCGAACCCATCCGGTTCAATACCACAAGAGAAATTGTTGAAACGTATCTATTGCAACGTACCCTAACCGGTGTGCAGAGCAAGAGAGATTCAATCTCGGCACAGGGTACGCAGACACACTCTGCAAAGGTTAATTCGATCAGAGACACGATTGAAAGTGTGGAAAGGCGTACCGGAAAGTTAGAGAGGAACGCAGACCATCTTCAATCCACGTATGAAGATTTAGAAGAGCAGACAAATACCAAGTTTGAGCAGACCGCAAATAGCATTGCCGCAGAAGTCAATCGTGCACAAAAAGCGGAAGGGCAATTAGACGCATCGCTGGAATTGAAACTTGGAAGAGACGAGAACGACCAAGTTATTTCTATGATCAATGCCAGTGCTGACCAAATTGTGCTACGAGGAAACAGATTGATTGTAGAATGTAACAACTTTGAACTGGACGGTAGCGGACGAGTACATATAATAGAATCTCTGCTTTTTGACAGTGGTGAGGTATCTGGGGTAGAGATATTAGGGCATGACGGAAGAAATAATGCGTTATTGCAGAATGTTAAGTTGGACTTATTATCTGTTACTGACGCAAACGGGGAAAACTTGGCGACAGAAAGTTATGTTGACAATTCGCTGAGCGACTACGCAACCAAAAGCGAATTGCCAAGTGGGTATTTTACAGATGTAGATTATACACTTAATGATAGCTCTACAACCAAGTATTCGCCCAGACACTTTAATAAAGTGTCTGATTTTGGTTCGAGGGAAAGTACCTTGGATATCGAGGGTCTTTTGATTTCTATTCCTAGCTCCGATAAAAGGTTGAAAAATAATATACAATCATTAAGGGATATTAAAAGTGTGTATATGGCAATGCGCCCGGTTGAGTATACATGGAAATCCGGATACATCACGCAGCACACAGGCTTACAGTTTGGTTTAATTGCGCAGGATTTAGAGAAGATTTTGCAGGATGCTGGATTGTCCGATAGCGGACTTGTACTAAAAGAAGATGCCGAAGAGGATGAAAAAGCAATTCACGGAGATTTAAAGACATGGAAAATCGACAAGGAAAATCTCCATGCAATGCACATACAGATGATCCAGATGCAGCAGAAAGAAATCGAACTTTTGCAGCAGAAAAACGAAGATCTGGAACGCAGATTATCCGCGTTAGAAAGGAGTGATTAGATGGCATATCAGAAAATATATAGCCGCGAACATTGGGAGAATTTTCCAAGCGAAAAGACTGCAATTAATCGAAATAGGCTGAACAACATAGAGAGCGGCATTGATGCAATCGACGATCGTGTGTGCGCACTCGACACCACGAAGGTTGATTTGGCAAAGGCAAATGAGCTTGTGAAAGAAATTCTGTGGAATGAATCCAACGGAACTCTGACAGTTGTTAAGATGAATGGTTCCAAGGCTGTGATTGACACAAAATTGGAAAAGTTGGCGGTCAACTTTAAGTACAATCCGCAAACACAACAATTAGTAATCACGCTGGACGATGGCACAACGCAGAATGTTGATTTGTCCGCTCTGATCACGCAGTATGAATTTATAGATAGCAATACCATTGCATTTGAAATTAGCAGTGACGGTAAGGTGTCCGCAATCGTGAAAGAGGGAAGTATCCAAGAAAAGCATCTGCGCCCAGATTATCTTGCAGATATTAAAGTGGAATCTGCCAAGGCGGTAGCATCTGCCAAAAGCGCAGGGGTGTCCGAAACCAACGCGGCAAAATATGCCACAGACGCAAAGGACAGCGCAGACCGGGTACAGGGAATCGAAGACGAGATTAACAAGAAACTCACAATGACAGAATTTGATGTGAATGAGGATGGGGAGTTGATTTACACGGACAATGCGGCATATAACTTTACCGTTGATAATAACGGAAATTTGAATTGGGAGGTGGCTTAATATGGCAGTGGCAGGTAGAGTAGCAATCGTGCCTAAAGGCGAGTGGAGCGCAAATGCTACATATAAGAGATTGGATGCGGTAACTCATAATAACACATTGTATTTTGCAAAAAAGAATGTTCCGGCAGGAACGGTAACAAGCAATACGGAATATTGGTCTAAGTCTGTTGTAGGTGGTGCTGGTGCGATTGCAACAACAGAGGATGCCGGAGTTGTAAAGCCGGACGGAAAAAGCATGAGCGTAGATGAAAGTGGAACGCTTAGTATTAACTTGGATGGCACCACAATTACATTGGACGAAGCGAAAAACGTCATAAAGTTGGCAGATACATTAAAGGATAAAATCGGAAGCGCATTGCAACCGGAAAGTATCGTAAACAACCAGATTACGACAGTGGAAGGGTTTGCGTTGGACGCGCGGCAGGCAAATCCGAATCTGGATGGCACACTGGCGAAACAGTTAAGTGATTTAAACGGCAGTTTAAATAAAAAAATTGATAAAATAAGATATGATAATTCAGATAAAGGTGTGGAAATCTCATATTTTGGGGCTGCGTTTATTGTCTTGTATCAAGGTGGTTCATTAGGGGCAGCAATATATTTTATTAATTCTACAGAATATACTTTTCAACACACTAAAATTAGTGATACTTTCGTCAACTACAAAGTTACCTTCTCATCTGTTGACAGAGCAACTGGAACTTTTAATATTGCGTGGGATACAGCAAGTTATGTCACTTACCTAATTCCACTAGTGTAGACAAAAGATGAGTGGCATATTTCGTTTAGTATACTGTAATATCTAGCTTTGATGTAGAAAACATCATATAGCCCATTGGTAATAGTAATAATGTGACTAGTGGATGGCTTACGATTATCAAAGATTCATGATTTTATATATTATCTGCCAGGTCAACACTACACACAACTACTTCTCCATCAGCTGTTTCAGGAACAATTTTAGCATCACTATAAGCTTTTGCTGATGTAATATATGCGGGGAATGGGATATTCAATAGCGTCTGTGTTTCATTATCATACCCACGACTGAATACGTCAAAATATAAAATGCTAGATTTTCTAACAACTCTAACTTTTGTTAAATTTAATGTCCCTATACCAAAACTAGAAATTTTGGCTTTGTCAGAATGCACAAGAATTATTTTTACTTTATGAAAGCATCCGACTTGAACGTTCCACGTTTGTCTTAGCATGATCTCTATAAACGTCGATGCCGCACCTTTTGACCCGGTGTCGGTCATAAAAACAGCTTCTGCAATTCTATACCAACCCGCACCCAAACTACCTATATGTAATTTAGTGTATAATTTAATTTCAGATGTTGGATTCAATGCACTTATATCGTTTTTAGTAGCAACATTATTTAAACTGCCGTTTAAGAAAATATATCGAACAAACATTCGAACGCAACTTATAAACCATTTTTTATCATAGAAAGGAAAAAATAATATGGATAAAATTATTCTTAAAAACAAAGCAGAATTCGAGATTGCTGAGGGAGCAAGTCTCGGCAATATTCAGATTCAGTCGGCAGATTTTGCCGGAATCGAAACAATCACGAAAGCGTTTTCCGTGGACAACCTTGCAAAAGTGACATTCACTCACAACGGGGAAGTGTCCGGGGAATACGCAGACCTTAAATCCGATGGGTTTTCTTACAATCCAAACGTGGGAGAGGACGGGAAAGAAGATGGTACATACACTGTTACAATCCGCTTGCGAACCAAAACCGAAATTGAAAAGCGCCTTGATGCGCTGGAAACAGGACAGGTAACATTGCAACAAGGACATGAGTCCAACGCTGGAGCAATCGAAGAACTTGCAGATATGGTAGCAGGAGGTGAAGCATAATGGTTAAATTTTATGTAAGACGTATTCTGGTAGACAAGAAAATGACGATTGATGAAGTGCCGATGCGTTGGCGCGCAAAAGTGCAAGAAGAGATTGAGAGACAGCTTTCCGCTTCTCTGCAATGACATTTTCTGTCGAAACTTGCGACCGAAAAATGTTGAAATCATGCATATTACAGTGATACTATGGACTTGTCCGAAAGGACGCTTCAAGTTCTGGCATGGGTGGGGCTTGGCATGGCTCCGCCCATAATTGGGGATTGACTATGCCGAACACACGTTCTATAATGGGGTATATCGATAGGAGGGGTTGCAAATGGATTACAAAAAGAAGATAATAGAATTGATTGATAAGATTGAAGACCGGAAGGTCTTACGTTGTATTTATATTATTGTATCAAATATCGTAAAGGAGTTCTGTAAATGAAAAATTCAAAACTTGAAATCAGATCCATTAATGAAGACAGTATTTTTTGCGAAGTTCTTATTGACGGTCATGTGATTCATGGTGTTCGTAGCGTTCGATTTGAAAAGAAGGCTATGGAAATGCCGGTTGTTCACCTTGATTTTAATTGCATCAATATGTCAATAGACTCTCCGTTTGTTACAAGATTAGAAGGAAATGACGGAGAGAGCGAGATTGAGATTAAATTTAAGAATCAAGACCACGCCATATAGGGCAATCGTTTCTTTCGCAATGATACGTTGTGTCGCTATAACCGCAACGTATCTTGCCTTTTGCGTATACAATTCCTTCATTGTTCTTGTACGGAACTTGGTCAATTTCTATTGTTACATTTTTATTTACCAATTCACAAAATCCATATTCTTTTATAAACATAATTATTCCTCACTTAATAGGTTTATCAATTCAATAACGTGTTTCTTTTTAGCGTCTGATAAGTTGAAATATTTCTTTAATGAGCAGGTCAATTCTTCGTCCTTCATTAATTTTGCTGACATATTTGCATATTTTTCCAATCTGTCTTCTTTACCATTTACGAGATAGTCAAGAGAAACACCAAAATATTCAGCTATTGCATTTACTTTGTCCACATTTGGATGATCCAGCTTGCTCAAATATCCCTTTGCAAATCCGCAATACTCCTCTAATTGGTAGCTTTTTACACCGTTTTCATCGCACAATTCTTTAACTCTTTCTTTTAATGTCATTTGATTTTCTCCACAAAATAAAATTCTGAAAAAATCGCAAAAATAATTATTGACATTCTGAATATATCGCGTATAATGTACTTAAAGGTTCTGAAAAAATCGCAACAAAATAGCGACATTCGCATGCCGTAATTAATTTCTATGATTTTTGCTCGCAACTCAAATTATAGAATATTTTCAGAGAATAGTCAACATATATGTGCGATTTTTTCAGAACTTAAAGAAAAGGAAGGGAGGTTTTAACTTGTACGAAAAAATCAAACGGTTCAGTAAGGAAAAGGGAATTCCAATCAGAAAACTAGAAATGATGGCTAATATTTCGCAGGGCAGTATTTGCAAATGGGGAGAGATTAGCCCTTCGTTTGACAAAGTTGTAAGGGTTTCCGAAATACTAGGAATTGATGTAGCCGAGTTAATTGATCGCAAAGAATAAAGATTTTGAGCAGAAAGGAGAGGAAGAAATGAAAGAAATTAAATCCGTAAATGATTTGGTTGTTGTTCCGGTTTCTTATTTTAATGGAATGGAAAAGGAATTGCAGAAGATTTTAAACAAAGTGGATATTCACGATATGGACGTCATGGAACAGGTTCTCCATATGCGGAAGTGGCTGAAAACCAAAACCGTATATGAAGAAACAAAGAGATTATATCCTAATCTCCGTTTGGAAAATATTCATTTGCTTTTACCACAAGAAGAAGAGAGTTCTTGTGAGTGTACTGATAAAACAAACAGTGAATAGATTCTGCTGTTGTGTCGCATAGCGGATTGCCAAACGTTTCAGGAACATTTAGTTCCCAACAGAAATTATTTATATTTGCGAATGTTATATCGTTTTCGGCTAATATCTTTGCCATCTTTTCTCGGTCGCAGGATATTGTAGAAAAATCGCAAAACAAAAAGTATTTCAAATTGCATCGCCTCCCTTATTTGATGATAAGGGAATTATACCACAGAAAGGAGTGAAAATATGGATAATTTGGTACACATTGGAAATGCAGATATTTCCATCAAAGAGTACAAAGGCAAGCGAGTGGTCACATTTAAGGACATTGATATGGCACATGAAAGACCGGACGGAACAGCAAGAAAAAGATTTTCTGACAACAGAAAACATTTTGTTGAGGGCGAAGATTATTTCGTTTTGAAGCCGTCAGACCTTGAAAATACTGAACTGTCCGAAAAACGGACACTAGAAAATGTAGTGTTGAGTAACTTCGGAACAGCACTCATTACCGAACAGGGCTATCTGATGTTGGTCAAGTCATTCACGGATGATTTGGCATGGGAAGTACAAAGAAAACTAGTTTCTTCCTATTTTAATGTACATCAAAGTGTCAACGACCAATTATCTCCAGAATTGCAAGCATTGCAAGGGCTTCTTAATCAGATGGTTCAAAAAGAACTTGCTGACAAGGAGAGAGACAGACAGATTGCCAAGGCACAGGACACAGCACAGAAAGCCATTGAGACAACTGAACATATCAAAGAAGCGGTGAAACCGGTATTTGATAATTGGAGAAATGAAATCAATGCCAAGTTTAACCGGATTCAGAGAAATGCAGATTGTCAATTCAATGTATTGAGGACTGAAATGTATTCAGAACTTGAACACCGTGCAGGATGCGACTTGAGTAGAAGAATCAGAAACAGACGCGAGCGCATGGCAGAAAGCGGATGCACGAAAACAGAAATCAGTGCATTGAACAAAATGGACATTATTGAGGATGATAAGAAATTGCGTGAAATCTTTTCGAAAATCGTAGCAGAGTACGAAATCAGATATTGCGCATGAAAGGAAGTGATTGAATGAGCGAAAAGGAAAAGAGAGTTGTCGAAAAACTTCGTGATGCCATTCCGAATATGACAGATTTTCAGAAAGGATATGTCCTTGGAATGGTAGAGAGTTCTGCTTCGAAACATAGTGAGCAGGGCGAGGAAAACGAAACGCATAATGGAAGGGAGAATTGAAATGAGCAATTTTGAATTTCAGAAAGTTAATTCAAGGGTAATTCGTAGCGGTGACAACTATTTGGCAAAGGTTGACTCTGCGGAAAGTTTTTCAAGCATTTTCGTTGACGAGGAAACAACATATGGGGTTTCTGTAAGAGATGCACAGATACAGACAGGAGATTCGACTTACACACCTGCAATGGCTTTTACATATTCCGTGGAAGATGGTTCTGTGCGTTTTATAGATATTGTTGCATGTCCGTTACTCGGAACGTTTGTTTCTGACTGGTACTAAATTATAAAGTGGCAGAAAGGAGCATGAATGAAAAAAGTAATCCAATTCATCATAGGTGCGGTTGCAATGGAGTATTCCTTAGTTGCCGCGTGTTATATGGATAGTGAGGGCGCGTCCGGGGATATGTCGGCTATTAAATTTGTAGCCGGTGCGGTAATCGCGGCAATTATGTATTACTGGTCGGAAGTAGACCGGAAGAGAGCCGAACTTGACAAGCGAATTAAGAGAAAACGCAGAATGAGAGAGGATGCATGGTAGGCGTTGTGTATATAAGTGGCACGAGATGTTCCACGAAAGAAAAGCGTATGCTTGCTGAACTTTTGGCAGGGAAACGAAAGAAACAGAATGATAAAGATAATTTTGAAAAGGTTCTTGACAGAGAAATGGAAAGGAGAAGCAATGGAGAACAGGATAACGTTGATCGGTGATGTTGTATCAGCACCAAGGGAAAGTCATAAAACATCGAGCGGTAAGAAATTTTATAAATTTTTCATCGGAGTTGAAAGAAGAAGCGGTGTTGCAGATATACTTCCGGTACTGTTCGACAAAGAAATCAGCGATACAGGAATTAGCGGAACAGTATGCGTCAATGGAAAGATAATTACTAGACGCGTGAGAACAGGCGCAGGAGAAGCTATTCTTATGTATGTTATGGCGAATACAATCACAAGACCAGAGGATGATAGCCCTTTGAATGAAGTAAGTCTTGACGGAATTATAGAGGAAAAGCAACTTAGAGAAACACCACTTGGTCGTAAAATCTGTGATGTGAAACTCAAAAACGTAAGAGAAAACGGAAAAGAGGATTTAATCACTTGTATCGCATGGGGAAAATGTGCAGAGTATACGGACTCACTTGCCTTAGGTGATGCGGTGAGTGCATACGGCAGATTGCAGAGCCGGAGATACAAGAAAACGTGTAAAGATGGTCGCGTTGTGGAAAAAGTTACATATGAGTTGTCAATAAAAGGAATCGTGGGGGTGTAATATGAAAAAAGGAAATTACGTCTGTGTTCCAAGGGAAGAGTACAACGAACTGATTGAGTGCAAGTTGCACATAAATATGTTGCACGAATACATTGCAAAAGAACATGAAATTAACATCAAATTGCACGGATGCAAACAGGGCACAGCATGTATGATGACAATCGAAACTTTGAGCGGATATATGGAGAACGAAAAGCATTTCGATAGACTGAAAAGAGAATTCAAAGAAAGGGTGAGACAAAAATGCGAATAATTTTGAAATCGTTGCATATGGAGAATTTCAAAGGTATTAAGAGCCTTGATGTGAATTTCTCCAATAAGACAAGTATTAAAGGACAGAATGCAGTAGGCAAGACCACAATTTTTGATGCGTTCACATGGTTGCTGTTTAACAAGAACAGTGCCGGAGAGGAAAAATTCAATGTTAGACCATTGGATAAGGACGGCAAGCGCATTGATAACGTGGAAATCAAGGTTGTGGGAGTTATTGAAGTTGATGGGAAAGAAGTAGAACTTTCCAAGGTTCAGAAACAGAATTGGGTTAAGAAGCGTGGAACTAATACAGTATCATTGCAGGGAAACCCAAATTCTTATGAGATTGACGGTTACCCAAAGAGTGAAGCTGAATTTAAGGCTTATATTTCCGGCTTGGCGCAGAGCGAGGAAATGTTTAAGATGCTGACCAATCCGCAGTATTTTTCTTCTCTGAAATGGAAAGAGCAGAGAGACATTCTGATGAAACTTGTTGCAGAGGTTTCCGATGTGGAACTGGCACAGACCGATGCCAAGTATGCACCGTTGCTTGACGAATTGGGGAAAGCACCATCTACAGATGATATTCGCGCCAAGTTTTCCAAGGCATTATCTGAATGGAAGAAGAAACAGGCTGAAATTCCGGTTCGCATTGATGAAGCCGAGAAATCCAAGGTTGATGTAGATGTGGCAGAGCAGGAGTTACTAAAAGCCGACTTGGAGAGAAAGATTGAAGCACTTGAAGATTTAATGGCGAAATCTGATGTGCGGATTGATGAAATGCGTAGCGAAGAAATGCATTGTCAGTTTGAAATGTCAGCTATCGCGCAGACCATGAATAACGAGCTTTCAAGCAAGAAACGTGAGATCGAAAATCATAAATACGACCACGAACGGAAGTTGCAGGATGTTCGTTCATCAATCAAAAAAGCGCAGGATTCCATTGAAAGCAATAAGAAATCAATTTCTGAACAGACTCTTAAGAAAGCTGAACTTGCGAAAAGGTACAAAGAGGAAAAGGAAAAGAAGTTTGATGATTCCAAGTGGGTATTTGACGAATCCACAACGGTTTGCTCGTTATGCGGACAAAGATTGCAGGAAGATAAAATAGAGTCTTTAAGAGCCGATTTTTCGCAGAGGAAGGCAGATGCAATCGAGATATTTAATGAAGAGCACGCGAAAACGCTTGCCATGATTGTTGACGATGGAAATGCGTGTGCTGAAATGATTAAGAAGCTGACCGAGAATAACAAAGAATTAGAAAACACAATCAACACCTTGAAACTGCATGAAGCGGAAGAAATTGATATTATCAATGGATTTGGCGAACAGATTTCTAAGATCCAGTCTTGTGCTGATTATATGCAGAATGCGGAATATGCCAAGTTAAAGGCTAAACAGGATAAATTACTTGCTGATATTGCAGAGTTAGAATCCAAGGGCACAGATAAGATTGTTGAGGACGCAAAAGCCGATAAAGCAAAATTAAAGAGTCAGCTTGATGAAGTAAATAAGATTATCGCACAGGCGGCTAACAACGTTATGATTGATGATCGTATCGAAACGCTTCGTGACGAGCAGAAAGAAATCGGGCAGAAAGTTGCCGACCAGGAGCAGATGCTGTACCTCTTGGAAGAGTTCATTCGTTTCAAGCTGAATAAGGTTTCTGAATCCATCAATAGTCATTTCAAGACAGTAAACTTCAAGTTGTTTGAAATGCAGTTAAATGGCGGTATGAAAGACTGCTGTGAGTGTACTGTGAATGGCGTACCGTATTCAACTTTGAATAGTGGTCACAGAATCGTAGCCGGACTCGATATTATCCGCTCATTGAGCGAGTTATACGGTGTGAGCGTGCCTATTTTCGTTGATAACGCAGAATCGCTGAATGAATTTAATGTGCCGGATATGGATGCGCAGTTAATTCTTTTGAGCGTTTCCGAGGACAAGCAGTTGAAAGTCGAGGGAGTGTAAATGTCGAGAATAGGAATCGGAAACAATGCCACTCAACCGGATGCACGGTGTATGTCATGCAAGCGTTGGAAGAGCGCAACCAAGAGAGGATTCTTTGATTTTGCAGAATCCGGACATTGTTCTCTTCCGTATTGCGAAAAAGACGCGAGGAATAAAGGAAAGAGAGGTCGTGTACATGGATGATATTGAAAAATTGAAGGCTGAAAACTCAGATTTGCGAACAAAGGTAGATAACTTTGAGTGTAATGAATATAAACTTATAAGAGAACTTGAAAAAGCCCCAGAAACCAACGAAAGACTTTTGCGTATTCTTGAAAATTTGTCAAATGGATATGTGAAAAAGGAGAGGTAATTATGCAGTATATCAAAGCAAAATTTCCAAACAGCACAAGAAGCTACGTGTATCGCACCGAGGATTCTGTGAAAGCCGGTGACGCGGTGGTAAATGCCAAAGGTGCAAAGCTGACGGTCACGGATGAAACCGTGGATATGAAGTGGGTGGATACCTACGGTGCTGATAAGGTGACGGTTGTGAAGAGATATGAGGAAAGCGAGGAAAAATAATTATGGCAGAAACAAAGAAACAGGAAGTAGCAGTTAAGCAGGAAATGAATACAAGGCTTTCGTTCTACGCAAACCAGTACACCGGACTTATGGAGCGAGATTTCGAGGAACATGGTCTTGTATTTGATGATTATTCAAAACAGTGCGTTATGGCATCAATGAGTGCGATTTACAACCTTGTTACATCAAATAAGGCAGCTATGGAAAATCTGAATGGTTCTAATTTGCGGCAGGTTATCGGGCAGGTTTCCAGCCTTAAACTTAATGCAAATGCAGTACCGAGAGAGTGTTATTTCCAGTTAAGAAATAAGCAGGATGCCAATGGAAATTGGTATAAAGAGGTTGAGATGGGAATCGAGGGAGACGGAAACGATGCACTTCTTCGCAACTTCGGCGTTGGCGTTAAAAAAGTCTATCCAGTATGGCTTGTGAAAGAAGGAGATGAATTTACATACCCGAAGCATAAGGGTATTGAAATCACTCCTCCAGAGTGGGAAGAAAAAGGATTGTCACAGAAAGTAATCCGTGTCGTTTACCCGGTCGAGATGGACGGTGGAAAGATTGAATACATGATTGCGGAACGTGAAGGTGTAAAAGGAAACCTTTTGGCTCATGTGCGCAACAATCTTTTGAATGAAACGTTTGGAATTTGCGAGAATAAGCGCAAGGCAACCGACAAGCAAAAGGCTGAAATTAAGGCTAAAAAGGACGAGATTACCAGTGCACTTCTCGGATGCAAGACATTGGAAGAAATGCTTGCTTGTGAAGTGGCAAGACCTTATATGAGCGCGGCGTGGAGAGAAACTTCCGAAGCTATGATTGTCCGTAAGATGCGTAATAATGCAATCAAGAAACACCCGAAAGACCTTAACGATATGGCTACACAGTCACTTATACAGATGGATGAAACATATCAGCAGACGCAGGAAGAAATTGCCGAGAATGCCAATTCCGAGCCATTTGTTGTAGCAGAATCCGAAGCGAGCGACAGTGCAGCAGTTGAGCCGGAGAAAGCCGTTGAGAATGACGAGAACGTACCGGACTTTATGAAAGATTAGGGAGGTTGCTATGAGAGTAATTTCACAGGACGGAACGCTTGATATGCCATATGAAGAGGTGATTATTCAGAGATTTCAGAGAGATATCTACTTTCTGAATAAGAACCTTGTCGGGGTAGAACAACTTGTTAGTGATATGGTTATTGCTAAATACTCCACCGAAGAAAAGGAAAAGAAAGCCATGAAAATGTTTAGAATTGCGTATGAAAATAATGTGTTTTATCATTGCACAGCTGGTTCAAAGTGTTTTGAAGAAGTACGGAGTATTTTGAGCGAGGAACAATTTCAGAAAGCTACAACAGAATATTTTCAGTTCCCGGCAGAGGGAGAATTGGAGTAGGGTATGGAAAAACATACAATGTCAGACTTATATCAGATGCAGTCACTTCCACTTTCTGCAAAAATAAGCATGACTGCACGTAGAATAAATGAATGGGTCAATGAATTTGGCGAAGATGGAGTGTATCTGTCATTTAGCGGTGGTAAGGATAGCACAGTTTTAGGACACATAATCAGAGAGGTTTGCGGATATAAAAATATTCCTTTTGTGCTCGTAGATGTTCCGACACAATATCCAGAGTTAAAGAAGTTTGCACAGACATTTGATAATCTTGTGATTTTAAAACCTAAGATTTCATTTGCAGAAGTTTGTGAAAAGTATGGATTTCCGATGATTGGCAAGGAAGTGTCAAATTGCGTAAGCGGTGCGAGAAAATATGTTAAATACCTTGACAGTCAAAAATCTAAAAACACAATCTTAAAGACAGACAATTCCGTATGCTTGCTATATGGCAGACCTGTTAGGAATAGACAGGAGAATAAACAAGCAGAACGAACAGTACAAGAGTTTGCAGATGGGGGTTATCCCTAGCGGTTCAGAATATAGGTTACGCAGACTGAATGGAGAACTGACAGATAGTAAAGGCAATTATAGTCAGTTTAATCAAGAAAAATATAAGTTCTTTCTTGATGCACCATTTGAAATAAGCGACTTATGTTGTGACATAATGAAGAAAAAGCCTGCACACGACTACGAAAAGGAAACGGGTAGAAAACCAATAATGGCAACTATGGCAAGCGAAAGCGTTATGCGTACACAAAAATGGCTACAGGACGGCTGTAATGCTTTTAATGTCACAAGACCACACAGCAACCCTATGGCGTTTTGGACTGACCAAGATGTGTTACTTTATATCAAAGAGAATGCGAAACGCATGATTGAAGTCAGGATGAGCGATGACAAGATGTTTTACGGAAATAGGATTGTATACAAGAAAACGGGAGCGAGTGTCGAAAATACCGAATTTTATTTTCCAATATGTTCTGTTTATGGCGATGTGGTCACAGATTATGAAGCTATGGGACAATGTGAGAATCAGATGTCGCTTGCGGATTTTGGGATTTTTGACAAAGAAAGACCATTGCTGAAAACAACAGGATGCCAAAGAACAGGTTGTGTACTGTGCGGATTTGGATGTCACTTAGAGAAAGAAAGCAGATTTTTAAGGCTGAAAGAAACACACCCTAAATTCCATAATCTGCTATATATCTTGAAAAACAATGGCGTGACATACGCAGAAGCTATTGATTGGGTTAATGAACACGGAAATATGAATATTAAGTATTAAGAAAGTGAGGTGGTTTAATGTTCATGAGATGTTGCGGATCAGGATCATCGGGTAACTCATATGCTTTAATTGCAGATAACGGAGAAATCCTTGCTATTGAAGCCGGATGCAAATTTCTTGATTTCAAAAAGATGATCGATTGGAAAATCTCTGATGTGGCTGGTTGCATTGTGAGCCACGAGCACGGAGACCATGCACGTTACATAAAAGATTTCATGAAATCCGGCATTCCGGTTTATACGGCATTTGAAACACAGACCGCACTTGAAACCATAACCGGAGAACGTGCAATAGCCATTCCACCACGCAGAACGCGGCAAATCGGCAGTTTTACGGTAGTTCCCTTCAATGTACCGCATGATACAGAAATCGAGTGCTACGGCTATTTAATCAAGCATGAGGAAATGGGACAGTTATTGTTCATGACAGACTTGGAATATTGCAAGTACAATTTCTCGAAGCTGAACATTGAGCATATCATGGTTGAAGCTAACTATGACATGGAACTTGTAGACCGGGACGAGCCAAATTATGAACACCGTTTGCGAGGTCATATGAGCCTTGATACGGCACTTAAATTTATTCAGACGAACGACAACCCAGCTTTACGAAATGTCGTTTTAATACACTTATCGGACACAAGCGGAAATCCCGCGTTATTCCTACAACGAACGAAAGAAACAATTGAATATGGATCAAATGTTTATGTTGCAGAGAAAGGGCTAGAGGTTGATATGAACCTTTGTCCGTTCTGATTGGTTGAAACACCTTGGCGAAAGCCTAAAAGAAACTATCTTGTTTGGCGAATAGTTATCACAAACCTTATTGAAAGCCATGTTTTGGCGGTGCGTTTACAGTGCCGCCCTTACAAAAGATTGGAGGTAAAAATTGAAATTATGCGAATACTGTATGGCTGAATTTGAGCCGAAGCGACCAGATCAAAAATACTGCAGACCCAAATGTGCAAAAAGATACGCACAGTTTAAGAATTTTAAAAAGGCTGGAAGAATTGTGTATACAAGAATATGCCCGAAATGTGGCAGGCTGTTTATGACGATAAATGAACGCAAAGTTGATTGCCAAGACTGCATCGGCATTGACATTAAAGAACGATTGAGAAAGCCAAAGAAAAAGGATGATGCAATCAAAGCTGTGAATCATATGGCACGGGCTTCCGGAATGAGCTACGGAAAGTTTGTGGCTCAAATGAGCATGAAGCCATTGGAGAGGAAGTGATTGGATGGGATATAAACACGGATTATCAAATAAATGCGGTAGATTATATCCTCTGTGGAAAAGTATTAAATATCGTTGCTATTGCAAAACTTCTCGCGACTATAAAAATTACGGTGGAAGAGGGATTGCAATGTGTGATGAATGGAAGAATGATTTTCTAAGTTTCCACGATTGGGCAATCGCAAACGGGTATAAAGAGGAAAAGACGGATAAGGGATTGAACATTTTAACCATTGACAGAATTGATGTTAATGGGAATTACGAGCCTAGCAATTGCAGGTTTGTAACAAATGCAGAACAAGCTAAAAACAAAAGAAATAGCATTCCTTTAGAGGAAAAATTTTTAAAATGTCCTGTTTGCGGAAAGCAATTTGTGAAAAAGCAGAGAAATGGGCAAAAAACATGTAGTAATCACTGCGGAAGGATTCTTTATTACAGAGAGCATCCAAACACAAAAGACTATATGAAAATATGTCCTATTTGCAATAAATCATTTAACGCCAAAAGAGGAGGTCATTACAATGACGCAGTTTATTGCAGTAAAAAATGTAAAGATTTATCAGGTTCGCCTGTTTGGGAGCACAACGGACAAACCCATAGGGTTGTTGAGTGGGCTGAAATAGTAGGTATAAATGCACATTGCTTATTACATAGAAAGGATATGGGTTGGACTATTGAAGAGATATTAACAACGCCATTGAGAGGTAGAAGAAAATGCCGAATGTAAATTACAAGCAGCTATATGCAATAAAAAAGAACAACGAGAAACGGATATTAAGTGTTTGCCCTAGAATGAAAAATCAGAGCGGAATTTATTTCTACACGAGGACTGATGAAAACGGTATATCTTACTTTTACATTGGGCAGAGCGTTGACTGCTTAGAGAGAAATGTTTCACATTTATCCGGTTATCAGCACATAGATCTTTCGATTAAAAAAAGAGGATTTTATAGTGAAGAAAATCCGTATGGGTGGAAATTGGATTTTATCCATTATCCGAGAGAGAAGCTTGATGAAATGGAACAATATTGGATTTTGGAATATACAAAGAAAGGTTATCAATGCCGTTACAACAAAACGGCTGGCGGTCAAGGCGCAGGAAAAGAAAAGATAAACGAATTTAAACCGGCAAAAGGCTATTATGACGGCATTAAACAGGGCAAAAAGAGTCTTGCCAAGGAATTATCGCATATCGCTGAAAAGCACCTCGAAATCCGCTTGAAGCCGGAGAAACAGGGTAACAAAGTTTCTGAAAAACAGTATGAGAAGTTTATGGCTTTGATTTCTGAAAATACATATGAGGAGAGTGATTAAATGGCAGAAGTCAAGTGGATTAAGATCACAACAGATGTCTTTGATGATGAAAAGATTCTGCTGATTGAGAGTATGCCGAGTGCGGATAGCATCATTACGATTTGGTTCAAACTTCTTATTCTTGCTGGGAAACAGAATAACAACGGTGTGTTTATGATGAGCAACAAGCTGCCGTTCACGGATGAAATGCTTGCCACCATTTTTCGCAGAGATTTGAACACGGTAAGGCTTGCGCTTAAGGCATTTGAAGAGTTTGGAATGATTGAAGTTGTTGACAACGTGATAACGATTCCGAATTGGAATAAGCATCAAACACTTGACGCTTATGAGAAGAAAAAGGAACGTGACAGGCTTTATCAGCAGAACCGGAGAAAGAAGCAAAAGAACCTAATTGAGCAAAAATCGCTCGATAAATCGTCTTATGTCGCTGTTTCAGATAAAGAAGAAGATAAAGAAGAAGATAAAGAGAAAGAAAATATAAAAGAAAATTCGTTGTCGCCCGATTCTAAAGAGCCATTTAATTTTGAAGATGCTTGGGAAAAGACTTTTAGTATATATCCAAAGAAAACAGCGTACAGTACCTCTAAAACGGCTTGGATGGATAAAGTGCTAGAAGTTATCGAAGAGAACCAACCGGACATTGCACGGCTGTTATACAAAGCCACAGAAGCATATTTGAGTGACTATCAAGAAAAGAACCCAGACGATACGGATTTTCGGTATATTCCAAAATATGTTGATTGGCTGAAAAATGATTGTGACTATTGGTTGCAGATCGCGGAGAAACGAGGTGATTGCAGTTGACAGAAGCAGAGTTCGGAGTGATCGGGTGCGTATTGATTGACAATGATGTGCTAAATAACATCTGGCGAACACTGAAACCGGAAATGTTTAGTTCGGAATTTGCACAGGATACATACAAAGAAATGCTTGCTATGTATGACCGGAATGAAAGCATTGACCCCATGTCTTTATCAATGGCACTTGAGAATCACAAATACACCCAGGAACAGATTAGTGAATTGATGAAATCCTGTATTACCGAAACAATCACCTCAACTATGGTTAAAAGCTATGCCGATGCGGTTGCGAAAGAATATAAAGTAAGAACGGTTCGTGACATGTATCAGAAATCCAGTTTAAAACCATGCGACATTGATGATACAATCAGCGATCTTCTTACAAGACTTGAACATTTGCAAGAGGGGAAAGAAGTAAAGTTAAAACCAATGAAGCAGATTTCAGTTGAGAATAAAGACAAATATTTCAACGAAAGCGTTGGAGAGGGTGGTATAAAAATCGGGTTATCGCAACTTGATGATGCGCTTGGAGACCTTGAACGCGGTGATGTAACAGTAATTGCTGCAAGACCGGCAGTCGGAAAATCAGCACTCACAACGCAGATCATTGGGAATATGGCAAAAAAAGGACTTAAAGTTGCATATTTCAATTTGGAGATGATTGACAAACAGGTGTATGAGCGATTTATTTCAAGACTTACGGAAATCGGCTTAACGAGAATCAGAAGGGCAAAGGCTTTTCTTGGAGATGAACAGGAAAAATTTAACCAAGCAAATGAAGAAATGAGTAATTATCAATTATGGGTTGCGTCCGGCACTGTATCCCCGAGAGAAATAAAGTCAGAATGCAGACACCAAAACTTTGACGTTATCGTTGTTGACTATCTGCAATTGCTTATGCCGGATAACAGATATTCCGGAAGAAATGAAGAAGTAGCATCAATTTCAAGAGGTTTAAAATCGGTTGCAAGAGACTTAAATACGCATGTAATAGCACTTTCGCAGATAACAAGAGCATCTGAAAGCAGAGATACAAAAGAGCCTACCATGGCAGAGTTGAGAGAATCCGGAGCAATCGAACAGGATGCGTCAAACATAATTATGCTGTGGAATCTGTCAGACAATGACAAGGGAGCCAAAGGCGTAAAAATCGAGAAAAACAGGCAGGGAATGACAATGCGTGAAGCAATGGAGTTTGATGGAGATCACATGAAGTTCGTTGAAATCGAAAAACCATTCAATGATGTTGTTGCGGAAATTAAAAAGAAAGAACGTGGGGACGGATTCAAGCCATACAATGGCGATTGTCCGTTTTAGATGTAGCGGCTATGGCAAGTGCAAAGATCGAAAAGGGTTCGGAAGAATGGCAAGTGTTTATGGATTATTGGCAATTCATTCAGAAATACTATTCCCCGGACAACTCTGATTCTTGGTGGGATGAAGTTGTAAAAGCCGGAGAATCATTGATAAACGAATACAAAGGCATGGAGATTGAAGAGCGTGCAAGACAGCTTGTATTGAGTCATTTTGCATGGTTGGAAATCACATACAGAAAGGAGAAATCAAAGAAATGAGCAATGCGTTGAGACGGAAGAAAAAGCCGACATTTTACACAAAACAGGGAATGCGGATTATCGGGCGAAATGATTTTGAAAAGAGAAATGCTGATAAGGTTATATCAAAATCGTACAAAGATTTTGTCGTGATCGGGTACATAATTCTGCATGACAAATTCGGTTTCGGACAGGCAAGAATCATCCGGTTGCAGGATTTTTTGAAATCCTACTTAGATGAAGTAGCATCCGGTGGAAATACTGGAAAGGACTTGTCTTTTTATCTGAAAAGTAAATACGGAATCGACATCAAAGAAGAAGTCGGAAAAATTCCACAGAGACAGTTAATGACCCTGTATGCAAAGAAAGGGTTCTGTATCGAGCGTGAAGCCTACAGGCTTTCCAGCGCATCTTTGTTTAACTATTTTGCGCTGACACTTACGATTCTGAAAAAGGAGTTTAAGCTGTCTGTTAAGCAGTTGCAGGAGTTTTCGGATAAGTTTGTTGATTATATTGATACGTTAGCTAATTACAAGCAGTTTCAGTTGACGGTGCCGATGATAGCACAAAGTTTGGCAGATGAGATTAAGTTTGTATGTGATTTGGAGGTTTAAATATGCTGAACAGAGAGAAATATGCGAAAGAGATTTTGGATGTTGTGTGTAGTGGTCATTGCTTCGCTAAGGTTGATGGGAAAATTACAGAATGTGGCAGAACCGATTGCGATGAATGCGATTTCGGTGACAGCTTCATTTGTATGGCGAAAGCAATGGAATGGGCGAACAGTGAATATGTTGAGCCACCTGTTGATTGGAGCAAGGTAGCGGTCGATACGCCGATTCTTGTGAAAGACGTAAAAAGCGGCGAGTGGAATCGGGGATATTTTGCAATGTATGAAAACGGCACGGTGTTCACTTGGTATCATGGAGCAACATCATGGAGCGCAGAAGGTGAATCAGATATTGCAAGTTGGAAATTCGCGAAGCTGGCAGAAAGTGAGGAATAAACATGGAGAGATTAACAGAGCGGACAGCGGATGGAATCTTAGTAAAAGAGAATTACGAGAAAGAAATTGCTGAAATGTTTTTAAAGGCATTTGATGATAGTGAAGAAAAGATTTCTTGTAACTGCAAGCACAACAGCAATTCAATAGATAACGAGCCTTGTTGCAGATGTGATAGCAAAGTTTCAGAAAATGATGATACAAAAAACAAAGTTACATCTCTGGAAATTATCGTAAGGATGATAGACAACAAGCCATATTACGAAATCAAGTACAAAAAAGTCGGCGAAGATTATTACCATGTAGGTTACAGTTCATTTAATATTGATAATGTATTGAAATGGCGTGATGAGTGCTTTGAACTTGTTGACGCGAAAGTGACCAATGCCGACAGGATAAGGAATATGTCGGATGAAGAGTTAGCAGATTATCTATCAACCGTAACAAGTGACACTATATGTGGAAGTTCATGGGATTATGATGGATGGATAAAAGAACTTCAATCAGAAGCGGAATAGGAGAGAATATGGAAGATAGATATTTATTCCGCGCAAAGCGGATTGATACCGACGAATGGATCATTGGAAGCCTGCTTGTTGATAAACAGCAAGACATTGAGACAGGGGAGCAAATTGAAATTATAGGGATATATCCGAGTGAGTATAAGGATTTTGCTAAAAAGGTAGACCCGTCCACCGTCTGCCAGTGCACCGGACTTAAGGACAAGAATGGCAAGCTGATTTGGGAGAATGATATTGTAAAAGACTTATTTAGTGATGTTTGCGCGCAAATCAAATACGGCAGTTATCAGAACTGCTTTGATAGCACCAAAACTGAACACGTTGGATTTTATGTAGGCTGGTCAGACAAGCACACTGGAAGATACAGAAAAGATTTAGGTTATTGGATAAATATGGTTGATGCAGAAGTTATCGGCAATACGTTTGACAACCCGGAATTGTTGGAGGTGTAGGCATGACGGAGAATGAAGCAATTAAGATATTAAAGAAAGATAGTTGTTATGAATGCGCACAAGGCACAGACAGCCCGTTTAATTGTGAATATGGGGAATGCAGAGTTGCGAAAGCTACTAGAGTAGCAATTAAGGCACTGGAAGAGGTTCAGAAGTACCGCGCAATCGGCACACCGGAAGAATACCAAGCAGCTATGGAACGAAACAATGAAAAACTCGGATAATTGATGGAGTTACAGAGTGTTGCGGTTATGATTTTGGAATAGATGCGTTTCAAAGGGAGCTGCCTAAATTCTGCCCTGTATGCGGTAGGAAAATTGAAAGGAGTGATGAAGAGTGATGTTTCAATCGTACATAAATTTCATTCTACTAATACTTATAGCCATTAGGTTAGATATTCTAACAAAATTTGGAGTCAATCTTTTTTGCGTTCTGTCAGTTGTAGCGATGATTGGACATGAGATTTTTGATTATTTGAAAAAAGGAGATAAAAAACGATGAGACTGATTGGTGCAGATGCACTAAAAGAATATTGCATGAATGCGAGTAAATCTGATGATGATTTTAGGAGAGTGAGTTTGGCAACATTGGCAAGCGTGATAGATGCACAGCCGACCGCCTACGATGTGGACAAGGTTGTGGGGCAGTTGGAGAAGAGAATACAGACGCATGAACGTTGTATTGAATATGAAAAGAAAAACGGAACGATAACAGAAGAATTCCAGCAAAGAAAAGCTGTTGAAGTGCTGAAAGAAGCAATCGAGATTGCGAAAGGCGGTGGAGTAGATGGGAAAAAGCAGAGCCAGTAAAATGAACGGCTATCGTAGCATGGTAAGCCGTCAGAAAAATGATGTTTTTAAGTTTAAGCCTAAGAAGAAAAAGAAAGGGTGATTGTATGGCTAAAGCAGTTTTGATTATGGATATGCCGGAACAGGTATGCCAGAAATGCACATTGTGCTATGAGACAGAGAATGATGACGAATATCTGTGCTGTGCGGTAGGAAAACTTTTACCAGACGGAGAAAAGCCAGATTGGTGTCCGCTCCGGGAACTGCCGGAGAGGAAAGAAACTCATACGGTGTTAGAGCTGAATTCTATCGGTCGATGGACAGAAGGCGTGAAGGCTGGCTTCAATATCTGTCTTGATGAAATTTTAGAAGAAAGAAAGGAATAACGAATCCTCGGTAAACCGAGGTTGCAACTTAAAGGTTTATGGATTTATTAAAAGTAGGTGAGAGCGAATGAGTGGTGGAAGTTGGAATTATTTGTATTGTAAAGATGTTGACGAGCTTATGAATGGTTCGTCAGTAGAAACATTGCAAGATATGGTTGACAGATTGAACAGTGCAGGTTTTGAAGATGTGGCTAAAGATACACAAAGATTAGTTGAGTATATCAAGTCGGCAAGTATACGAATAGAAACACTTTTTGAAGCGCTTAGTCCTGTATTCAAAGCTGTTGAATGGTTTGATAGCGGAGATTGGGGCAAAGAAGCTCTGAATAATGAGGTGCTTAAATATCGAAAGTCTAATATTGATAGTTATGACAAAGCTGTTGATGATTTGACCTCTAACATCATTGAGCGTTTTTCCGGAATGGCTATGTCAAGCGGATTACCAACCGAGGGCGCAACTTGGGAAAATGCCATAAGACAAGTAAAGCAGATAGCAGAACAGTTGAAGGGAGCGAAGCAGAATGAAGATTTTAAGCAAGAAGGAATACAATAAACTCATTGATGATTTTGAGGAATTGCAGAAAAAGGTCGAGGAACTCAAAAGGATAAACGAGAGTATCGGGAAAAAGCTGGAAGATAAAAAGACAAGTTGCAAATTGAACAATGGCAAGGATTTCTGCTTTAAATGCGAAAACTCTTACAGATACAAGACATATTGGGGAGGAATGGAAACCGAAAAAAGCGGTTGCTTGCTTGATGTGTCTTGTGAGGGTTTTAAGAGAAAAGAAGATAACTAAATAAAAATCAAAGAAAGGAATAGGTTGTGCGCACATAAAACCGAGGTTTCCTTTTGGTAAGAGAAAATGTTAGATTTTGGATATTACAACATGGATTGTATGCAAGGAATGAAAGAATTTCCCGACAAATATTTTGACCTTGCGATTGTAGACCCACCATATGGAATTGGAGAAAATGGTGATAAAAACCATACAAGAGGTAACCTAGCAAAAGCAAAAGATTACAAGAGTTTTAGCGGAATGGATATAAAACCACCAAACGAAAAATATTTCAATGAACTGTTTAGAGTGTCAAAAAATCAGATTATTTTTGGAGCAAATCATTTTATCAGCAAAATGCCGTTTGATAGTAGTTGTTGGATTGTTTGGGATAAAGATAATGGAGATAACGATTTTGCTGATTGCGAGCTTGCATGGACTTCGTTCGGTACTGCAGTAAGGAAGATTAAATATAGGTGGCACGGAATGCTTCAGCAAAATATGAAGCGTAAAGAAAATCGCATACACCCAACACAGAAGCCCATTGCGCTATATGAATGGTTATTAAACAGATACGCAAAACCTAATGACATTATACTTGATACTCATGTAGGTAGCGCAAGTAGCTTAATAGCTTGCTATAACACAAATCATAAATTCGTTGGATTTGAGCTTGACGAATACTATTACAAAGTATCAAAGCAGAGGTTAGATACCGAAATGGCACAAATGAGATTAAGTGATTATATTTAACAGGAGAAATGGCTTATGAAATTTACAAAATTCATTAAGCCAGAACTTGAATACATTAAAGAAAATGCCAATTTCACGGAAGAAGAGGAGAGGATTTTCTCTCTTCTCTGCCGTGGTTTTTCACAAAAGCAAATATCCACAAAAGAAAATCTATCACTAAGAACGATAGAGTACAGAGTGAGAGATATAAAAGATAAAATAGAGAGAACGGGGGTATTTGATTGGATGAAAAAGAACTGTTGAAATATGCCGTTGATAGTGGTATTCTCGACATAGCACTTGTGCAGAAACAAGTCACTATGCAAAAGAGAGAAAAATTACTCAACAAAAATCCCTATAAAATCTATCAAGGAAAGGATGAGAACTGGTACTCATATCTGCCGGATGAAGTTAAGGGCAGACGTAAAATCAAGGCAAAGCGCAGAGAAGCGGTCGAGCAGAAGATCATTGACTATTGGAAAGAAAGAGAGGATGACCCTACAGTAGAGGAAATCTTCAACCGTTGGATTTCGCAAAAGCTGGAACTTGAAGAAATCAGCAGGGCAACCTATGACAGATACTTAATGGACTTTCAGAGATACTTTGATGGCATCAAGGATAAGAGAATCAAAAGTGTAGACGAATGCGAGCTTGAAACGTTTATACGAAATAGCATCCATGATTTCAACATGACTTCCAAGGCATTCTCAAACTTCCGGACGCTGATATATGGAATATTTAAGTATGCCAAGCGGAAGAAGTATGTCAAGTTTTCCATTACATACACGCTGAAAGACATGGATATATCGCCAAAAGCGTTTAAGCACGTAGTTCGACAGGCAAAAGACCAAGTATATATGCCGGATGAAAAGGAGCGCATGGAGATGTACTTAAGGAATCACTTGGATATCGTGAACCTTGGACTTTTATTCATGTTTAAGACAGGAGTTCGTGTCGGGGAATTGTCAGCATTAAAGAGGAAAGACGTTGAAAACTACACGGTTGCTATCAATTCTACAGAGACACGTTACCGGGATGATGACGGTTTTCACTATGATGTCAAAGATTTTCCGAAATCAGAAGCCGGATTGCGATTCGCCATATTGCCAGATAAGTACAAATGGATTCTTGATGAAGTACGAAAGAGAAATCCCTTCGGGGAATATCTATTTGAAAGAGACGGAGAACGGTTGAAATCCTACAACTTTCGTGAGCGTTTGCGGTATATCTGCGAACATGAACTGCGAATGAAAGTGAAATCTCCACACAAAATCCGAAAGACATACGGAAGTATCTTGCTTGACGGAAAAGTGAAAGAGTCCACAATTCTTGATACCATGGGGCATACAGACATTAGTTGCACAAAAGATCATTATTATTTTGATCGTACCGGAATTGAGGAAAAGAGACAGGAACTTGACTTAATCGAAGCATTATGAGTCCCTGGTACTCAAAGGTACTCAAAGAAAAATTGAAAGAATGGCTATTTTAAGCCATTTCAAGGCAATTACTTTAGGGTTCGATTCCCGTACGGACTGCTGAAGTTCTTACCTGATTGGGTAAGAACTTTTTGTTTTATGAAAGAAATACACAAAATCCCTTGAAATCAGGGAAAAAGAGTGATATGATAACAAAAGTAACATAGAAACTAAGGTTGAGAGAGGGCAGATGTCCTCTCTCAAATTTTTGTGAAAATGTGTTTTATGTCAAAGAAAAGAGGTGGTAAT